AAACTCCTTGAGTTCTTCCAGACCAAGGCCGACCAGAAGCATGAACTGGCGCTGATGCAACTCCAGACGGAGCGAGAACTGCAACTGGCTGCGGCTGGCTTTGCGGCTCAAGCCCGGATGGAGGAAATCCGCACCGACCAAGTGGCAATGGAGACTGACGCCCGGATGACTGAGGCGGCGCTCGACCACGACAAGAAAGTGCTGGAGAAGGCTTCGCGCTGGGTCGCCAACTACGTTGGCACTGTGCGGCCCACGGTGACCTACATTTTTGTGATTGAACTGGTCGCCATCAACGCCTTTATGGCTTGGTATCTGTGGCAACACTCCGGCATGATCCAGAACATTGATGATGTCATAAAGTATTCAAGTCTGATCTTCAGCGACGACGAAATGGCTATGCTTGGGGGTATTATTGGTTTTTGGTTCGGGTCACGCCAGTGGGGCAAGAAGTGAAACTGAGCAAGGCTGGCGAGGATTTGATGCACCGCTACGAGGGTTTTCGTAGCAGGCCATACCTTTGCCCAGCCCATATCTGGACGATTGGCTACGGCCATGTGCTGTACCAAGAGCAGATTCGCCTGCCAGTGATCCGCAAGGAAGGCTACACCGGGATGCTTCGCAGCGAGTACCCGCTGAAACCGGAGGACAACCGTGTCTGGACTAAGACGGAGATCGACGAACTATTCGATGCTGATGTCGTCACTTTTGAACGTGGTGTTCTTCGATATGTTCCCACTGTACTTAGGCGTCAAGGCAGCTTTGACGCTCTGGTCAGCTTTTCCTTCAATGCTGGGCTAGGCAACCTCCAGCGCAGCCAGATCAGGATGCGGGCCAACCGGGATGACTGGGAAGGCGCAGCCGATGCTTTGATGGACTGGACAAAAGGCGGGGGCAAGGTGCTGCCCGGATTGGTCAAACGCCGCCAAGCAGAGCGTTCCCTTTTTCTGAGTTGAGTGCGAAAATAGCCCCAGAGGACCGCAATGCTCAAAAAAATCCTTTTCCGTCCGGGTGTCAACAGAGAGAACACACGCTACGCAGCCGAAGTGATGGGTGCGGGCGGCTCCATGTCTGTGGCCAACGCAACCGCCGGATGGTATGAGGTCGATAAAGTCCGGTTTCGCTCAGGTTCCCCTGAAAAAATTGGCGGTTGGACGCGTATATCGGCTAACACGTTCCTCGGAATCTGCAGGTCCTTGTTTGCGTGGGTTACTCTGGGCAGTGCCGATCTGCTCGGCGTTGGAACCAACGTCAAGTTTTATATTGGGCGTGGCGGGCAGTACTACGACATCACCCCACTTCGTGACACAGCAACGCTGACCAACCCTTTTGCCACCACCAGCGGTTCCCCAATTGTGACTGTGACGGATACGGCGCATGGATGCGACGTGGGTGATTATGTGACGTTTACAGCCGCCTCAACTGTGGGCGGTCTCAATATGAACGGCGAGTTTGTGGTCGCCACTGTGCCGACTGTGAACACATTTACAGTTGTTGCAGCATCAAATGCTTCATCTACGGTTGCCGCAGGAGGCGGTGCCGTAACAGCCGCATATCAGATTCATCCCGGCCTTGCATATCAAGTGCCTCTGGTTGGGTGGGGCGCTGGACCTTGGGGAGGTGGGCCTTGGGGAATTGGGGCGGCATCTACTCAGAACATTCGCCTGTGGAGCCAAAGAAACTTTGGCGAGGACTTGGTGTTTGCTTATCGGGGTAGCCCCATTTATTACTGGGATGCTTCGGCTGGAACCTCTGTACGTGCGGTGGAGCTCACTGGATCGGATGTGCCCACGGTGCAGAGTTTTATCTATGTCTCTGACATCAGCAGATTTGTGTTTGCTTTTGGCTGCAACGACATCGGTTCCGCCGTGCAAAACCCAATGCTTATTCGGTGGTCTGATCAAGAGGACGCAACGAACTGGACGCCCTCGGCCACAACACAGGCCGGTGGTATTACCTTGTCTGACGGATCAGAACTGATTACCTGCATTCAGACCCGACAAGAAATTGTTGTTTGGACAAACTCGGCCCTGTACTCACTTCAATACCTTGGACCGCCAGCAATATGGGAAACCCAGATTCTGGGCAGTAACATATCCATCATCAGTCCCAACTCTGCGGCGTCTGCATCGGGGCGCATTTTCTGGATGGGTATTGACAAGTTTTATATCTACGATGGCCGTGTTCAGACTTTGCGCTGCGACTTGCGTCAGTACATTTTTGGGGACATCAACCTTGAGCAGCTCCAGCAGATTTGCTGCGGCACCAACGAGGGCTTTAACGAGGTATGGTGGTTCTACCCTTCAAGAAGCAGCGTGACCAATGACCGGTACGTTGTCTACAACTATCTTGAAGACATCTGGTACTACGGGACTATCGGGCGCACAGCTTGGCTTGATACAGGACTGCGGGACTACCCACTTGCCGCAACGTACAACCACAATCTTGTCAATCACGAACAAGGCGTGGACGACAATGAGACCGGCACTACGACCGCTATTGAGGCGTACATAGAATCTGCTGAGTTTGACATTGAAGACGGCCACAACTTTGGCTTTATCTGGCGCGTTCTGCCCGATCTTACGTTCCGGGGCTCCACAAATGGCAGCAGTCCAGAATGCACAATGACCCTCATTCCGATGCAGAACTCTGGTTCGGGATTTAACAACCCGAGGTCTACTGCCGGTACAAGCAACGCAACCATTCAGCGCATCGCAACCGCGCCGATTGAGGAGTTCACGGGGCAGGTATACATACGCATCCGTGGTCGCCAGATCATATTCAAGATTTCGTCCAACAAGATTGGAACTACGTGGCAACTCGGCGCACCAAGAATTGACATCAAACCTGATGGTCGAAGAGGTAATACCTGATGGCTTTGATCGTCACAACTGAATATGACATCAATAATGTCCCTCCGCCAAACTTGCCGTTGGCTCCGCCGCAGTACGACTCTCGTTATCACGAGCAGCTCAATAATGTACTGCGCCTGTATTTCAACAGATTGAACAATATACTGGGGCAACTTGTGGCAAACATTGATACCCTTCCAGTCTCCATCGGTGGCACCAACGTCGATGCCTTTGGTCGGCTGCGGGTCAGTGAGCCCTACAGCCTGTTTGATAGCCAAAACCGTTACGCCGCAGACAATCAGTTTGATACGTCCACATCGGGCACCGGCTCGACAACATTCAATGCCAATCAGTCCAGCGTCAGCATGACTGTGACGGGTGGCGGTGTCGGTTCTGTGGTGCGGCAGTCATACCGCAACATGCTCTACCAGCCGGGTAAAGGGCTGCTAGTCCTTGCGACGTTCAAGATGGACACCGGCACATCTGCCAACCTTGACCAGAAGGTCGGGTACTTCAATACCCAAAACGGGGTGTTTTTCCGCCGCACCAGCGGTGTTAACTCGTTTGTGCTGCGCTCGTACATTACTGGAACTGCAAGCGATGCGCGGTTCGCCAACCAAGCCGACTGGAACGGAGACAAGCTCGACGGGACCGGGGCCTCTGGGCTAACGCTTGATCTGTCTCACCCGCAGATTCTGTGGATGGACTTTGAGTGGTTGGGTGTGGGCTCGGTGCGCTGCGGCTTCATCATCAACGGCCAGTACATCGTCTGTCACACTTTTGATACGGCCAACGTGTATGGCACTACGGTGTACATGACCACCGCCATCTTGCCGGTGCGCTACGAGATTACCACCACAACCGCTGCAGTTGCTGCCACGCTCACCCAGATTTGCTCCTCGGTAGTGTCCGAGGGCGGCTTTGAAGCAATCTCCATTGAGCATGTGGCGCGGCGCACCACAGTACTTGGCACCATAAACACAGCGGCCAACTTCCTGCCGGTGGTCTCGATCCGGCTGGCATCCTCTGCACTGGGGGCTGTGGTGATTCCCAACCGCATCCAGTTTCAGCCGACAACGCTGCAAAACTACGAGATTGCGCTGATCAAAAACCCAGTCCTCACGGGGGCCACTTGGGCCGCAACAGTTCCTAGCGACAGCAATGTGGAGTTTGATGTTGCCGCCACGGCGATTGCCACCGCAGGCACGATTGTTCAGACTGGTTACATTGCAAGTTCTGGCGGCGGCGGACAGGCAGACACCGTGGCTCCGACCGGGTTCAACTGGGACCAGCAGCTTGGCGTATCTCTGACTGGTGTGAGTGACATTTACACCTTGGGCGTAAGAACCATCTCTGGTGCCACAACGGGCGACGGCGTTGGTTCCATCACGTTCTACGACCTGACGCAGTAACGTGTTTTAAGGAACAAGATATGCGATACAGAGAATTTGAACCCATGAACTATTACCAAGTTGACGGTGATGGGCTGGGTGACTTTGCATATCAACCGGACCCACTACAGTCAAGCGATGAGTTGCTCAAATTACTTGCGCAAATTTCTCCGAATCCGGTTGCGCCTTCTGTAGCCGCCCCAGCTCCCGCCGCCCCGGTTCCGGT